TTTAAAATCTACTTATTCTTTTGCGTTGTCATTTATATATTTTGCTACTGAACGTTAGGTTATGGACCTATTTCTCAGTATCGTTTTTAAATATGGTTGGAAGGTTATTAAATTAACCTTAAGTACAACTATTAAAATGGCTATTTCTATAAAGAATTTCTTTAATTTGGATGCTATTTTCCGCATTAATTTGTCTAATGTCATTAATTGGTTGAAAATACCAAGTATAGATCAAAATTTATGCAGAGTAACTTTCAATGAATTATCTTTACCTAATGCGAGACCCAAGCGAAAACATACTCATGGTGTTAGTGCTGCTCTACGAGACGCAACTACATCATTTGTTGACACGTTTAGTGAATTGATAGGTTGTGTTCCTTATTACTATCAAATGTCTAGACATGATCAAAGTGTTTCACGTGAAGGTTCACGTTCTTATTATTGGTCAAAGGATATTCCAGTTCAACCTAGAAAATTTGAACCTACTGATCTTGTTACAATCATAGATACAGACTTTTATGTAGATATGCCCCTACTATTAGCTAAGAATGTTAGGCCTTATTTAATATCAACATGTCAACCTGGTGCTGTTTGTGAAAGCATAGGTGAGTATTCATTTACATTTGATAAAGATTCGGTAATACATTATAGAGTTAGTGGTGGCGGCTATTATCAGCATAAGATATGGAACTATGGTGTAGATAATCTTGTGGTTTACAAAACGCTTTTTGGCATACCTTATGGTTGTGCTACTTATTTAGTTGATAAGAAACAATTGGATAAACACCATCAACTTATACTGTTGACTCCTATCGGTAGTTGGGGTGTGATCGGTTCATTGTTATTTAAATTTATAGGTGGTGCTAGCTTAAGATATGTCGATATTGTTAGGGGAAATTTCCTTAGGCTTGAAATAGTTAAAGCAGAAGGGACATTTAGGTCTACTGGAGTGGTTAACTCATTTAATGAATGTACTGTCACTGCAGCAATTGATGATACGATTGCATCAATTGGCAGAACTTCAAAAATTGATTTAACTAATCCTCAAGTGATGTCTCTTTCTAATGAAATTAGTAGAGTAGGATCTTCTGCTCTACTGGAATATCATCGAGCTATGATCGGGCGTAAGTGTGATGTGTTATTTCCTGTAGAAAAGTCTATTAATGCTTATCAATTTAAACCAAGTCAGTACGATCCTGAAGCTAAATGTGCTATGATAGCATTTATGCACCCTTTCATTCCTGGTGCATTTGCTCCTGATGTTTGTAAGCACAATGAAGAGGTTTGTATTGATGAACGGGTTCAAAAAGTTAAGACAGATAGATCAGTATCCGTGGAAATGTATAAATTGATGAGAGAGTTTGCTCAACGTTTTATACCACAATCACACACACTTATCCCCTATGATGATGAGTACGTTCATGAACAACAGGATAGACCTAGTCAACGTCGAATTATAGAAGAGTCGGCGTTCATGACTGTTGTTCATCGAATATTAAATATGTTTATGAAGAAGGAAACTTATTTTGACTACAAACCACCAAGACCTATTTCTGTTATAAATGGTGTAGACAAAATCCAATATTCAAAATATATTTATGCTTTAAGTAAAGATGTACTTAATGTTATGCCTTGGTACGCGTTTGGCAAGAAGCCTGTTGAAATTGCTAGACGTGTAGTCGAAATATGCTCAAATGCTCAAATGGTCTGTTCTACTGACTTTAGTAAATTTGATGGACATGTTACTGAAGCATTAAGAATGTTTGAACGTTTAATTCTCCTTAGAGCTTTTAGGAAAGAATATCATGCTGATGTATCAAGATTGCATAGATCTCAGTATGGCATGCATGGTATAGGCTATTTCGGAACACATTATGAACAGGGATATGCTAGAGCTTCAGGTTCACCTGAGACTTCTTGTTTAAACTCTATTGATAATGCGTTCATGGCATATGTAGCATTGCGTCAGCATTTAACACCTGATGAAGCTTGGGATTCATTAGGTATTTACGGTGGTGATGATGGTTTAACTCCAGATGTTAACGCAGATTATTACATTAAGATGTGTGATGTCTTGGGACAAGTGCTGACTGTTGAACCAGTTCTAAGAGGCCAACCTGGTGTTAAATTTCTTGCTCGACAGTATTCACCAAATGTTTGGTTTGGTGATGATAATAGCTGTTGTGATTTATTTAGGCAATTACAGAAAATTCACACTAGTGTTAGGTTGCCACCCGATGCTACCCCTGATAAGAAATTACTTGAAAAGTGTCGCTGTTACTGGTTAAGTGATCGTAACACTCCTATCATTGGTGATTTCAGTGATGTTGTGTTAAAACTTGGTGGTGTCAGTGATCCTATGAAAGCAATTTTAAATTATTCGTCATTACGTACTTGGTGGGCAGATATTCCAACAGAACAACAATTTCCAAATAGGAAAGCATCTTGGATGTTAGCTTATTTAGATAAATGTTTTCCTGGCATAGATGTCGACAGATTTGAAAGTTGGTTAGCTAAATGTTCTAGTTTAGCTGATTGTTTAAAACCCCCTATGTTGTTTGACCCAATTTTACCCAAGCCTAAGGAAAGTTTGGTTTCAAATGGTGAGTTAATAACAGTGCCTCTTGATAAGCTGGTTGTTAAAGAAAGTACAACTTTATCACCCGGATTCATGAGTCAAAATCACAGTAAACGTAGGGAAAAGCTTAAGCGTAAGCTTAAGTCTTATAAGGTGTAATCCTGGCTCTTGGGTGCCAGGTTGATTTTAAACTTTGTATTAAAATCTTATTACACAATATGCAAGCACCCAAACCTAAAGTTCCCGCTAAACCAAAAGTTGCTACATCTGCTAGGCGACTTAAGACTAAAGCCAAACGTTTGAATAAAGCCGCTCCTATGGAAGCTGCACCAGTCGCTTACTCTCAAGTACAGCGTCTTGCTTCAGCTAGTATATCTTCAAACCCAAATACTAGTTCTATTACTGTTCATAAACGTGAGTTTGTTGCATCAATTAATGGTTCAGTAGCTTTCTTAGTTCATACCTACCGAATCAATCCTGGTCTCACAGCAACATTCCCATGGTTAGCCCCTATGGCAAATCTTTATGAGCAATATAAATTTAAGAATATTAAGTTTGAGTATATACCACGTGTAGCTTCAACGTTATCAGGTTCTATTATTATGGCACCTGATTATGATCCTTCTGATGGTAATCCTCCTTTAGAGTCTGTTCTCACGGCTTTTCAAGGTGCAGTAGAAGATGTTATTTGGCATAGGCTCGTTTGTCCACTATCTCCCAAGTCTAGTGATCGTTATAAATATATGTATGTTCGTAATTCAACAATACCATTTGGTCAAGATCCTAAGTTGTATGATTTAGGATTGTTCTTTGTTGGTGTTGTTGGTTGTGCTGATGGTTCCGTTATTGGGAAATTGTGGGTTGAATATGATCTCGAGCTTGTTACTCCACAAATACATTCTGTTGCTCCTACTCCTACACCACAGTTCTCATCACTAGCTTATATACCAACACCAAACCCAGATGTCTCTGCCTGGGCAGCTAATTCATACAACGTCATTACTGATTGGTTGGTTGATAATGCTGCGAATGCACTAAATTTAAGTGTTGCTAATGGTGTATTCAGTTTACCACCTGGTTGGTATGATGTTGAATTTCGTGTTGGATTCACACTTGATTCTAGTGCAACTCCTAGTGATCGTTTTCTTGCTGATCTGCGAGTATTTAAGAATGGTGCAGTTTTAACTCCTGAAATTGAGGCTTATGATGATATTGATGGAGCTGCTACTACAACATTCCAAGATCTCGCATTGACAATTACCGTTCGTGGTATTATTCAGTTTAGTGCAGGTGACACTATAACGTGTGAAGGTTATTTAGACTTTAATGTTACCTCTACATCAAGAAAGATTTATGCTAATTCTTGTACGGCTGTATTCAAATTAGCTTAACTTAAGTAGCTTACAGATGACCAAACTCTAAAATGCCCGGTTTAGATGTTTATAGAAATGTTAAACGCTTCCTTTAAGTTGTTTAAATAGGGCACCTCTACATCAAGAAAGATTTATGCTAATTCTTGTACGGCTGTATTCAAATTAGCTTAACTTAAGTAGCTTACAG